GGCAGGATCGGTTCGCACGGAAACGGCGCATCCCTGCCATTTCCCTCGCACTTCAGGGGAGGCTCCCATCGTAAACAGAATCCAGACGCTTCGCTCCTCGGTATCGAACGCCGTTCCTGCCCCCGGAACGCGCCAACCCGGTGAGTTGTTCGTCAACTTTTCCGATCTTTCGCTCGGCGTCATCGACACTACGCAGACGGCGCAGCCGCTGATTCCGGTGCGCTATTTCTCGTCTTTGGCGAGCTACTTCACCGGGGACTGCGTTCTCCAGAACGGGAGGATCTACGTCGCCACGGGCATTTTCGGACCGGGTCCATTCAACCCGGCCGATTGGAACGTCGTGACGATGGCGACGGACCTCGCCCTCTACATGCCCCTCTCGGGAGGGACGTTCACGGGCGTGGTGCGGTTCCCGGCGAACAACAGCGTCGTCATCAACGGAGCCGCCGCAAGTCAACGCGCAATCCTCGGTCAGACAGCTGGGTTGAACCGTTGGCAGATGCAGCTGGGGGACTTCACCGCCGAGAGCGGCGCGAACGCGGGGTCCAACTTCGTCCTGACTTCGATGAGCGATGCCGGAGGCAATCTGGGCGTTCCTCTGTCGATCAGTCGCGCTAGCGGAATAACCACTCTGCAAGGGTTGTCGCTGCCAGGGGGCGCGGCTGGAGACGCACTGACCACAGATGGTGCGGGCAACCTATCGTGGGCTGTGCCTGCTGGTGGCGGCCCATCGGGTCCTCCCGTCATAGTCAGCGATACTCCGCCTGCCAATCCGGTCGAGGGCGACCTGTGGTTCGATAGCGTCAGCGCCCAGACCTTCCTTTGGTTTACAGACGCGACCTCAAGCCAGTGGGTGATCGCCAACAACGCGCAGGGCGTGGCGGGTCCGCCAGGGCCTGCCGGCCCAGCTGGCGCCCCCGGCGCGCCTGGAGCGCCTGGAGCCCCCGGCGTGGGCTTCCCCGACGCACCGACAGATGGCCAGATCTATGGGCGCCAGGACGTCGCTGGAACCATGAGCTGGACGGCCGCAGCGGGCATCATCGGCGTCATCAATGGCAGCGACGCCGCCGCCGGTCAGGTCGGCGAAGTCATATCCAGCGTTGTTGCTTTCCTCAATCGGGTGAGCGTTCTGGCCAACGCAGTCACCGTTGTCACATCAATTGCGCTGACGCCGGGAGATTGGGACGTTTCGGGCAATGTTGCGTGTTATTTAAACGCCGAAGTTGCCACGGCGATAAGCGCTAATATTAGTAATTCTGCGACAGTCCTTTCTGCGAATGCGCTTAACGGTTCGATGAATGCGCTTCGGCCAAATGGCGGCTTTGCTAGTGCTCAGACAAATTATCTTCCACTCAATACTTGTCGTGTTTCTGTATCGGTTCCGACGACTTATTATCTTCTTTGTCAGGTCCAAACCGCGACAATGACTTCCAGTGCTAGCGGCTTTATTTGGGCGAGGCGAGCGCGATGATCGACTTCCCAGCCAGCCCCACCATCGGCGATCAGTTCACATCAGGCGGAACCACTTGGGAGTGGGACGGGGCCAAGTGGACGATCGTCCCAGGAACCTCGGGGCCTCCCGTCATCATCAGCGACACGCCGCCCGCCAGTCCAGTAGTCGGCGACTTGTGGTGGGATAGCATCGGCGGCCAGCTCTATTGCTGGTTCGTCGATCCGACCTCGTCGCAGTGGGTGGTGGCGACCAACAACAGCGCGGCGATGCAGGGCTACTTGCCTTTAACGGGCGGCGTACTCAGCGGTCCGCTGACGGGTCAGGCGGCGACCTTCAGCGGGATGCTGACTGGAGTGAACGCCACGCTCACCGGCGCCCTGGTCGCCAGCGGCGGCGGCACGCTCGGCGGCGCGTGGACCTTCAGCAACAATGTGACAGTGAACGGCGCGACGACGCTCGCCAGTCTCACGACGAACGCGGCGACGGCCAACAACGGCCTCACGGTCACGGGCGTTCTCCCCGGCGGGCCGTTCGCCACCTACGGCCTAGCGGTCGATGGCGGCGCGGATGGGGGGTACATCGCGCTGAACGCTGCGACGGCTGCCGCCGGAACCGGCGTCTTTGGTTATGTCGGCGACTTAGCGCGTTGGGGAATCAATCTCGGCGATGGCGCGGCGGAAACCGGCGCCAATGCCGGGTCGAACTTTTCAATCACTTCTTACGACGACACGGGCGCTGCTCTCGACACGCCGCTCTCGATCAATCGCGCCACCAGCAGCGCGACGTTCAGTAGCAACGTCACCGCCATTGGCTTTTTTACGACTAGCCTTGCAAGTGGTGAGTCGGTGATCGAGGTCGGCGGCGGGATACCCCAAGCCGGTGGCGGCCCTTGGTGGTTTCACACTACTGGCGGCGACTGCTTCGTGACTTTTCTCATTGATGGTGCGTTCGGGACCAATTTCGGCCTCAACGCCAACGGCCACTTCTACCAGGGCGGCTGGTCTGACGGCCCTGTTTACACGCAGTTTTGGACGTCAGCCGACTTCGCCAATCCGGCTTGCGACTACCGGATCAAGGCGGATGTCGCGCCGCTCGCCTCGACCTGGGATCACGTCAAAGCGCTCAAACCGATCCGCTATCGGCAGAAGGAATTTTCGTTTCAGGAGCTTCCGGCGCCGACGCAGAGACGCGAGACCAATGTACCGTTGATCGAGGCCGACGATCGAGAGCGCTGGGGCTTCATCGCCCACGAGCTTCAGGAGACGCTGGGTGAAACCGCTGCGACCGTAAGCAAGGATCATCCTGATCGGCTTCAGTCTCCGAACTTGATGGCTTTGATCGCCGCGCTGACGCGCACGGTGCAGGAACTCCAGGCGCGCGTCGAAGAGCTGGAGGCGCGGCCATGATCGACTTTCCAGCCTCCCCTACGGTAGGCCAAGAATTTACTTTCGCAGGCGTTACTTGGACTTGGGACGGGACCAAGTGGCTGGCGGCTGGGACCAGCCCTGGCTTCCTGCCGCTGACCGGCGGAGTCCTGACCGGCAATCTCGGCGGCGTAACCGCTGATTTTAGTGGTCAGGTGAATGCTCAGACGTTGGCTGGCCCAACCGGCGTTACGCCTCCCGTGGCGGCGGCGTCCCCTCCAGTCGCCGACAACAGCCTCGATTTGGCGACCACGGCGTGGGCCAACGCCAACGTCAAGATGGGCGACAACAGGCTCATCAATGGCGACATGCGGGTCGATCAGCGTGGCGTCGCCAGCGGCGCGGGCGGGACGGCGGCCGGTTATACTATTGATCGCTGGCAATATTCTGCGATACAGGCTGCCAAAGGGACATGGACGCGAAGTGCTTCGTCTGCGCCTGGGTTCCCTTATGCCTTGATGTTCACATCGTCGTCGGCTTACGCCGTTGTGAACAACGATATCTTCCTCTTCCTCCAAAACATCGAAGCCGACATGATCAGCGACTTCGCGTGGGGAACACCCAATGCGCAGCCGGTCACCTTGTCGTTTTGGGCTTATTCCAGTCTGATCGGGACGTTCAGCGGTGGTATCCGCAATCTCGCTATCCAGCGTGCTTATCCATTCACCTATTCGATTCCGGCTGCGAACACCTGGACGAAGATCAGCGTCACCATTCCGGGTGACACGGGTGGCGCATGGCCGCTTTCCGGCAGTGGAATCGGCGCGACGCTGGGTTTTAGCCTGGGGGCTGGGACCGGGACTTATAGCGCCCCTGCCAATGTGTGGGGCTCGACTTATGCCCTTGCTGCCCCTGGCTCGGTTAGCGTCGTCGGGACCAACGGCGCGATTTTTCAGATCACCGGCGTCAAGTTGGAGATTGGCCCCGCAGCAACGCCGTTTAATCGCCAGTCGCTGGCCAAGAGTTTGGCGGATTGTCAGAGGTATTATCAGGCAAGAACTAATATGATCCAAATCGTTTCTTACATTAACGCTGGGGCTGATTTATATCAAGTCAATGGACTCCCCGTAACCATGCGTGTTGCTCCAACTGTCAACTTCACTGCTGCTTCATACTCTAATTGCAGTGCCGCTACTCTTAATCAAATTAGCCAAGATTGGATTACTGCACAAGCATCAGCTACAGCGACGGGCATTGCCTTCTTTACCATAACTTACGAGGCATCAGCGGAGCTTTGACCATGGCCTATACGCAAGTCTGGGATTCTACGCGCAACCAAGTCCACGACGGCATTATCCAGCGCGACGAGGACGGCGCGTTCATCCCGTTCGACCCCGCCAACCGCGACTATCAGGACTATTGGGCTTGGCTCAATGAGGGCAACCAGCCCGCTGCGCCAGCGCAGACGCCTGCCCCGCTGCCAGCTAGACCGCCGCAAAAATCAACCCGCAAATGAGCTACACCTACACCAGCTTCCAGGCCGCGCTCGCGAGCGAAATGATCGTTCCGAACAACAACGTGAACGAGCCGAATTTCGTGCTCATTCTGCCGACGATCATCGATTACGCCGAGCAGCGCTGCTACCGCGAGCTGGACTGCCTGCACGCCGAGGCGCGGCAATGGTTCCCGATGACCGCCTATCAGCGCGAGCAGAGTTTCCTGGCGAGCGCCGCGACTTCAGCGAACCCGTCCCCCGCGCAGCAGATCCTCATCCCCGAGCGCGTCATCATCCAGCCTGTCGGCGCCGCGCCTCCGATTGCCGGCGTGCCGCCCACGATGGGAGGCGAGCCCGCCGTTCCGGTCACCGTCGATTATATCGACGCCATCTACAGTGGCCTGTTTCCCGATCCTGGCCCATTTGGTCGGCCGAAAGTCTTCGCGCCGCTCACCGACACGGTCCTCGCCTTCGGCCCGACGCCCGATCAGCCCTATTCCTTCCTGATCCATGGCAAGTGCCGGCCGGTCCCGCTCTACAACGCGCCGCCAGGAGATGGGACGCAGACGACGTTCCTCACCCAGGTCTTGCCCGATCTGTTCCTCGCCGCCGCTATGGTTTCCGCGAGCGGCTATCGCCACAACTTCGGCGCCCAGTCCGACGATCCGCGCATGGCGGTGAGCTGGGAGGGCCAGTACAACGAG